AAGGGGTTACATTGTCCCCCTCGCCTCCACCACCCAAATGTCAAGCCCAAGACAAATTTATTTTTGTCTTGGGCTTGACATATTTTATGCGAATATCCCCGTGCGCTCAAATAGCGACACAAACATCATGTGTGCCAGCCGCATCAATCCAGCCGAAGCTCGAAACCTTCCACTGAATCTCAATGCGATTATCAGGATAAACCAGCACCCTGTCGATCAGCAGGTCGGCAAGCTCCCGCCCAAGTTCATCTGACCTCAGCGCCTCCCGCGCCGCTTTAATTGCGGCCGCGCTGGGGGCGTTTTTTCCTTCCTGCTCACAGATGACCTCGTGGATATCCCGCTGCCGGTCAAGGGCGACATCCAGCACTTTCTTTTGCCCTTTGTACTCCTCGGGCTGGATATCACCCAGCACCATGCGCTCATAAAGCCGCTGTTTTTCGTTCTGGAGTTCCTGTAAAACGCGCTCGGATTCCAACCGCCGCTTGGAGCGATAGTTCCGCATATCGTCATGAGATTGGCTCAGGACGATGTTCGCTTGCCACACCACCGTCTCCCGCACCACATCCTCCAGCTCCCTGCTTTGGATGCGCAGCTTGTGGCAGGAAATATCCGGCGCCGAGTGAGTGAACCAGCAGTGGAACGCGGTGTTTTTGGTACTGCTCAGGCGCATGGAATGCCCGCAGACCCCGCAAATAACCTTGCCCTTCAGGGGTGAATCCGATGCCGGATACCGCTGGGATATCCCCAGCTTCCGCCCCCGCAGGGGTTCGCCCTTTGTACGGAGATGCTCCTGCACTGTCTCAAACAGCTCCTGCGGGATGATGGCAGGGTGATGCTCTGGTATTCTTACCCAATCCTCTTTGGCGGTTCGCGCCCGGTTGGGATTGCCAATCTCTTTCGTTTTGGTTCTCAGCGCCGTATAGATGCCGAGATACTGCTCATCCTGCAGGATGCTCAATATCACTGACTTTTGCCATACACAGCGGAACGCCTCAATTTCGGCGGTCTTGCATCGATACTTCTTCCACGCGGCGGGCGTGGGGCGGTTCTCCCCGTAAAGCCGCTTCTCAATCTTGGAAATGCTCTTGCTGTCGGCGTACATCTCAAAGATGATGCGCACCGTCTCGGCGGCTTCGGGGTCAATGATCATCTTGCGGTTATCGTCCAGCTTGTACCCAAATACACAGTTTTTCCTCACCGCCTCACCCCGGCGGGCTTTTTCCTGCTTGGCGCTGCTAATTTTCCTCGACAGGTCGCGGCTGTAGTATTCGCTCATCAGGAACTTAAACGCCACCTCCATGCCGCCGGTGTCACCGTTATGCTGGTCAGAATCAAAATGATCAGAAACCGAGATAAAGCGCACCCGGTACAGCGGGAACACCCGCTCAATGAAGTAACCGGTCTCGATGGCGTTTCGCCCGAAGCGGCTGAAGTCTTTGACCAGGATGCAGCCGATCCGCCCGTCCTTTACCAGCTCCAGAAGCTCCTGTACGGCGGGGCGCTCGAAGTTCAGGCCGGAGAAGCCGTTGTCCACAAACTCCCGCACCGGGCCGTCCAAATCGGAATCGGCGATGTATTGATCCAGCAGAAGCTGTTGATGCTCCAGGCTCATGCTGTCGGTGTGGCTGTCGTCCAGCGAAAGCCGGATATATTTTGCGATGATCAGGTCAGCCAACGCAACGCACCTCCCGGAATTCATCACGAAATCGAAAAACAATCTCGAAGCTCTTGTCGCGGTGAACGAGAACCCGCTCCACCAGCCGCTGGGCGGTGTCGGCAGTCAATTCATGCTCCGCCAGCATCTCCGAAACGGCGTCCGCAAAATCCTGATAGGCTTCCCGCTCATTCCGCCGCTCACGCCGCTTGGCACGGAGCTGGTCGGCTCGCCTCGACAGGGCTTCGATTTTCCCCTCATAATCCGCTTTCAAAGTGGAGAACTCCTCGGCGGTAATCACCCCGGCAACCAGATTCTCATACAGGCTTTTGAGGAAATACCCGCTGGATACAAGCTCCCGGTTGATCTCCGCCAGCTCGGTCTCGGCGGTGGCATTTTTCACCGGTGTCATCCGCTCCCGATGGATATACCCGCCGAGGATGGCCTCGGCGTGCATGCGGAGCAGGGCGACGATTTCCGTTTTTAACTCCTCTTCTTTGACGGAAACCTGATAGCAGGCGTCCTTGCGAATTTTCCATTGGGATTCACAGCGGTACCAGTAGATTCCGTCCTTATTCTGCCGGTGACGGTGCATGGGGTGACCGCAGTGGGCGCAGAATACTTTGCCCTTGAACAGATGCGGCGAGTAGGCCAACGCATCACGGCGTGTCACCTTGTCCCGTTCGGAGCGGCAACGAAGCCGTTCCTGCGTCCGGTCAAACAGTTCGTGAGAAACAACGGCCTTATGGGTATTCGGCACACAGACCCATTCCTCACGCGGCACGGAAAGCTCCTTACCATTCACCGTGCGGGTTTTGCCCTGCACCATGTCGCCCACATAGACCCGGTCGCTGAGAATATCCGCGACCGTGCGCTTTTGCCAAAAGGGTTTGCCCAGTAGCTTCTCGCTTTGGAACAGCCCCTTTTCCCATTTGTAATGGCTGGGCGGGAGAACCTTCCGCTCGTTGAGGTCGCGTGTAATTTCGCCGGCGCTCCACCCGCTTGTGGCCAGCTCGAACATCCGGCGCACGATGGCGGCGGCCTCACCGTCCACCACCAGACGGCGGCAATCCTCCGGGGCTTTCGCATATCCATAGGGCGCCATGCGTCCCACGAAGCGGCCGTCCTGAATGTTCTGCCGCTGCACGCTCCTGCACTTGCGGCTGATGTCCAGCGCATAGGATTCCGATATAATATTCTTAAGCGGTAGCAGTATGCCGCCGTCTCCCTCAAGGGAATCAAAGGTATCGGTCACGGCTATAAACCGCACGCCCAGGGCGGGGAGCTGCTTTTCAATGTAATAACCGCAGTCGATGGCGTTGCGGCCGAATCTTGAAAGGTCTTTGACGATAATGCAGTTGATCCTGCCGCTCTCCACATCTGCAAGCATCCGCTGAAAGGCGGGGCGCTCGAAGTTGGTGCCGGTGGCCTGATTGTCAATATAGACCTCGGTGAGCTTAATATCGGGCGACGCCGCGATGAAGTTTTCAATGATGTCCTGTTGGGTTTCGAGGGAATCCCCCGGCTTGCGCTTGGCGTCGCTGGAAAGCCGGATATATGCGGCCGCATAATAAACAAGAGCGGGCTTCTGTACTTCCGAAACCATTGCGGTTCCCTTTCTGCTTTTCCGTGCCATTACGCCACTTCCTTCTGAAGAAGCGCGAGGGCCTCTGCGTATTCCACTTGATAATGGAAGGTCACGCTCAATTCGGTCTTGGATAGAACTCGGATACTACGCATCAGGTTGACCGTTGTGCGGCGGTCCAGCTCCTCCAGCCCCTCGAACTTACGGAAATGCTCCATCCAGCGCAGCCGCTCGGCTCTGCCGTCCAAGGCGTTGCTCCGCTCCTCTTCCAGCGCGGCGATGGCGTCCCGCAGGCGAAGCTCATCGGCGGCGTATTTTGTTTTCAAAGTTTTGAAGTCGTCCTTTGTCAGCAGGCCGCTGACCATATTTTCATACAGCGAGGTTTTGAAACCGATGGTCTTCGCAAGCTGGCGCTCGTTGTCCTCAATCTGCTGGCCGAGTTGGCGGGCAAGGGCAATCGCCGCCTTGCGACCATCGCTGACAGCCAGCACGGAATCCAAAGACGCAATTCCGGCGATATGGCCCTTGACGCTCTCCAACACGCACTGGATGAGGTCTTGCTCACGTATCATGCCCACGCTGGCGCAACCGTTCTTTTTACCCGTGGGGCAATAATAGTAGAAATATTCTTGCCCCTTGTAGCGGTTGGTCTTGCGGGTCATCCTGCCGCCACAGCATCCGCAGATGAGCAGGCCGGAGAACAGGTAAACCTTTTCGCCGCCCGGAGCGGTGCGGGTGTCAAGCTGCATGATGCGCCGGGCAAGGTCGAAGTCCTGCGGGCTTATGATGGACTCGTGGGCGTTCTCGGTGCGTTTCCATTCCGATTCGGGCCTGTCCACCACGTCCTTGATTTTGTAGTTGAGCGTGCCGCGGCGCCCCTGAATCAGCATGCCTGTATAGGTCTCATCATTCAGGATGCGGAAGATGGCGGTGGCCGACCACTTGGCGTCGGGCGTATCCGCAAAGCCGCCCTTGGGATGGGGCAGGTTCCGGTCGCGCTTGTATTCCATCGGGGACAGCACACCCCGGTTGTTGAGCGTTTCGGCGATTTTCAGTGCGCTCATGCCGTCGATCTTCATGCGGAAGATGTCCCGCACGATGGAAGCGGGATATTCGTCGATAGTGAGCCGATTTTTGCTCTCCTCACAGCGGCGGTAGCCGTAGATGGGGCAGGCGCCCACATAGTCGCCGTGATCCCGCTTGGTGTTCAGTGCAGACCGGGTTTTGACCGAGATATCCCGGCTGTAGGCGTCGTTGATGATGGACTTGACGCCCACCACCAGGTCGTCGGCATTGTCCTTGAGCGTGTCGATGTTGTCATTGAGGGCGATAAAACGGACATTGTAGGCTGGGAAGATGCGGCGCAGATAGCGCCCGGTTTCGATGTACTCCCTGCCGAAGCGGGAGAGGTCTTTGACGATGACGCAGTTGATTTCCCCGGCCTCGATCTCAGCCATCATCTCCTTGAACGCCTTGCGGTCGAAGATGATGCCGGAAACGCCGTCGTCCACCTTCTCGGACACCGCTTGGATGTCCGGCTGGGTGGCAATGAAGCTGTCCAGCATCTTGCGCTGGTTCTCCACGCTGTTGGATTCGCCCTCCTTATCATCGGCGTAGGAAAGACGGATGTATTTCGCTGCCCTGTATGTTGTTTCAGACATAACAAATCACTCCTTTTTTCACGGGTTTCGCCGCGAATCAGAAGTGATCAGGAATGGGTTCGCCTCGGCGGAAATATCCCGCCGCAGCCGCTATTATGCTCTTTTCCCAGTTCCATGTTAACTCCCTTCGGCGGCGGTTACAAGTCATTCTTTCGGATTTCAGGCGGTTCAGGCGATAATTCTTTGTAGACATTCTTCCAGCGTGGGACCGTCCTCGGCGAATCGAGCGGTGACCACAAATTGCCCGCAACGAAAATGATAGGGGTCTTTAATCTGCCGCACAAACTCGTTGATGCGTTCCTGCTTGGGCAAATCCTTGTCCACGTACACATCGCGGATGTCAACCAAATCCTGCGGATTCAGGTTGTTATTCATTATGGAATCCCTCCTCTGATTGAAAATAGGCAAGCGGCTTTCGTTTCTCCATAAAACGGCGAATATCCCCAGCATCGGATGTGGGCGGATAATCCAGCAGAGCGTCCAGCACCCGGCTGTGATAGGCGCCGCCTTCCCTCGCGCGGGAATCCAGGATGGCGCAAACGCCGGTGTCGGTTTCGGCGCGGATCAGCCGACCGAACCCCTGTTTGAGCTTGATGAGCATTTCCGGCACAAGCACGCGCGCCTTGTATGCGTCCATATCGCCATACAGCGTCTGCTCGTAGTCGGATATGGGATCGGGAGCGGCAAAGGGCAGCTTGACAATGACAAGCAGAGAAAGCGCGTCGCCGGGAATGTCGATACCCTCCCAAAACGAGCCGGACGCGAACAGGATGCCGTTGCCGCTGGTTTTGAACTTCTCGAGGGCGGCGGTATCTCTGCGCCCCATCTGAAACATGGGGTACGAAAGTCCGCGCTCTTTCAGCATGGCGAACACCTGGCCCATCGCGTTGTAAGAGGTAAACAGCACGGCGGCATGCCCGTGCGACATCCGTACCAAGCGCTCGATTTCATCCGCGACCGCTGCAATATAGCGCTTATCCTGCTGGTTGGGAAATGGCACGGCATTGCTGATATACAGCAGGGCATTGTTTTTGTAGTCAAAGGGCGACGGCATTCTCGTTTGGGCGAGAACACGCTCGGGCAGATGCTTCAGCCCCAGCGTTTCCTTTGTGTGGGTAAAGTCGCCCGATGCAGAGAGCGTGCCAGAGGTGAGAACAATGGGAATGCCCTGACTCCAGAGGTCGCGGTGCAATCGGGTGTCCAAGTCCTTGGGGATGGCGCAAAGGGCGTCAATTTCCGTTTCACCTTCCACACGCTTCTCCAGCCAGCAGACGAGGTTGGTCTGCACCCGCAGTCTGGATGCCCGCTCCGCCGCCAGCTCCAATCGCCACAGCGCTTTGCTTTTCCGTTCCCTATGCGTGGGTTGGACATGGCTGTCCTCACAGGCTTTCGCAATATCGTTGGCAATACCGGGGATATTTCTGAGATGACGGGCGGCTTCGCTGTCAAAGACAGCGGGAAACCGCTCCGCGTCGTCGTCCGAATCCGGCTCGGCAATATTCGCATTCAGCCTGCGGAACAGCTTCGCGCTTTGCTCTTCCAGCTTTTTCGCAAGCCTGTGGACATTAACGCCGCCGAAGGATTTATCCGTGGTAAAGGCATGAATTTCCGTTGCCAGAGCGGGAAGCTCCGTGTCTGTCAGCTCCATGCCGTACATGGAGCGGGCGACATCCAAAAATTTATGCGCCTCGTCGATGATAACCATCTGATAATGCGGCAAAAGCGGCCGCCTGCCATTGGTCCGGTGCAGGATGTCGGCGAGAAAATAATTGTGGTTGGTGATCTGAAAATCCAGGCTGGGATCACTGCTCTCCCGCAGATACTCGAAATATCTGCACCGCCGGGCATGGGAGCAGGAAGCGGAGCATTTGCCCCCGGAAACGCACATACCGCGCTTCATGTGGGGCGTGAGGGTGTCAGCCCCGGTCAAATCAAAGGGCGCACACGGCCCGATGTACGGGGCAAGGAGCGCCCTCGTCCGCTCGTCAGCGCTCTCATAATATCGCCCCAGCCGCTTTTCGCAGATGAAATGCTCCTTTCCCTTGCGCACCACGGCGGTCAACGGGGTGCGGATAATGCCATGCTGCTGGAGAATCATCGACAGCTCGGGGATATAGTCGGTCACGATGGCGTTTTGAAGCGCGATGCTGGAGGTGGAGATGATAATCGGCATATGCGCAGACTCCGCCCAGCTTTGGCGCGAATAGTGGCCGCGCAGCCAGAAGTCGTTTAGCCGGCCACGTTTGGCGAGCAGTGCGGCGACAAGGTAGGCGTGGGTTTTACCGGTGCCGACCTCAGATTCGGCAAGGGAAATACCCCTGCGCCCGATGACGTCAAGGATATGCTCCGCCAGTTCTAACTGCTTCTCCCGCAGGGTGTAGCCGTGCAGGGGCAGAATATCTGTGAAGATTCGCCGTGCGGTTTCAGTCAGGCGGGCGCTGTCCGGCCGGTCGCCGGGATTTTTGTCGATGGTAAACCGGCTGTCCCCTCGGATGGGTAGTGTGCTGATCCTGGCCGCCATACCAATGAAAGCATCCTCGCACAAGCGAAGCTTGCGGCGGCTGAGGATTTCAGTTTTTTCGGTAGACAGGTTGACGGCGGTATAGACATATGCTCCGCCGTCCATCCGGCGTTCCATCAGGGCGCAGCCGTAAGCGGAGAAAAGGAACCTGCCGTGCTTGCTTGCGCCGCGCGGAATTTCTGCCGGTTGTGTATATATGATTTCACTTGCGTGAAGATTATCCGTTTCTATAGTCATTTTCTAACCCCCTCAGTAGCAAGCGGCTCGATGCCGCGGACAGGCTGTGTCGCCTGTCCGCGGATTCCAACCGCCTGCCGTAAACTATACCGTTACGGTACGCGGATTGATCTTAATAAAAATTGTGACACCTCCGAGCCGTGGCCAAAGC